TTGAATTAGCAAATGTCTCACCTGTAGCTGACAAGTTGAATTGAACGGCACCAGAACCATTTGTAGTACCAGTAAACTTTCTTTGAGTTGTTAAAGAAATATCTGATAACGCTTGAGGTCTTGTTCTTGATAGTGGGAAGAATAAGTTGTGGTTAGCTGTATCATGAATAACAGCAACACTGTTAACTAATTCTAAGTCTGCATAGTTAGTAGTCGATGTACCAATACTTCTTACTGCACTAAAGTTATTAGAGCCTGACATTACAACATCAAAGATGTATAATCGATATTGAACAATACCGTTTGAGCCTGCACCTGCATTCTCTATTGCTCTTACTCTAGCTGTACCAATAGTTGAACCACCGTGAGTAACAGCACTTCTAAGGTTAACTGTCGCAAGTGTATCTATTGTTGGTAGACCTTTAATAGTAGTTGCTATAACATAGTTACCGTATTCTGCAGCAACGACATCGTTATTAAATGTTTCTGTTGTTCTTGGTTTATCTAAAACTATTTTAGTACCAGCTTGGGTCTCTTGTCTGAAACCATTTACGTATGCAATACCTTGACCAATTCTAATATCAAGTCTTGTACCATCAGAATCATTATCTTTTGTCTTCATGATAAATGGCTTAACTGTATAGCTACCAGACTCTTCTTCAGTCCTTGTTGCCATTATCTTTCCAAGAGTAGCTAAACTCTTATCTCCGGACTCTTTCTGCTTTGCCATCAAACCACTTGTGATAACATAAGATGGAATGAATGTGGTACCAGCAGCAACATCTGACTGATCAGCCAGTGTTAATGAAATTTTATATCTATCAGCACCTGGAGCTGTTAGGTTTGGAGATGTACCTTGATTGTCGTATAATGATGTATCATCATTTGCTGTAACAACTTGTTCACTTACTGTAAAACCAATTGTTGCATCTGGTGTATCAGAATACTTAGATACGATTATTGATTGCTTTGGAACAAATACAAAGTGACCAGAAACAAACAATGTAGATTCAACACAAGTTAGTTGTGTACCTCTACCTACAGCTGGATTAGCAGTTGTATTAGTAGTTTGGATTTGTAAGTTAGTACCACTAACATCACCGTTGATAACTTCACCTGGAGTTAATCTAACAGGAGTTGTTGTACCAGCTACAGAGTTATTGTTAACATATTCAATGTGTATTGTATCTGGATCTGAACCAGAAGCTGCTGATATCGCAACAATACGTACTTTGATAGTTGAAGTCAAGCCAGTGAATATTTCACCAACTAGAGACGATGCTGTCGTTGGTAAAGAATATGTTGTAGTGTCTAGCTTACCAAATTCAAATCTGTTATTGACTGATGCACCACCTGCATGAACAGGCGCACCTTCTTGGAATACGAATCGAGCGTGTTGCTCAGCTTCGCCCTGAATAATAGTTTGTAGCTGAGTTAACTCTCGTGCTTGAAGTGAACGTCCACTATTAAAGAGGATTCTGTGGAAGTTATCACTGTCAGCGTAATCGTCTTTATAAGTTTGGCTGAATGTGGTTTCTGTAATGCTTGTTACCATTTGTCTTCAATACCTTATAATTGTACAACGATTTTAATGTCTTCAGTTTGATCTGCAGCTCTACTAATAGCTGCTCTATTTTCTATATAAAGAATGTCACCAGTACTCATGATGTCTATTGCTCCATCGCTCCAAGTACTTGAACTATCTAATACTCCTGCACCAGAACCATCATTTTCTGTAATTGCTTCACCACTTGTGAATGGTGTAAACCCAGTTTCTTCTGTCTGATGATAGTATATAGTGTTAGATGAATAGGTGTCTACATATGCTTTTGCACCAGAAGAACCACCTAAGATAGTTTTGTCTGGCGAGAAGGCTGTCCCTACAGAAGCAAGTGATAAGTTCTTTAGAGCAAATCCAGATGCTGTTGTAAAGTCTGAATCAGTAGTAGGAATTTTAGGATTCTTAATAAGAGCTACCTGTCTGAAGTCATTGTCTGCTATGAATGTACCAGACTCTGTACCATTAGGTTTTGTGTTAAACATAACACCTTTTGCTCTTGTATCTATTTTAGGATTCTTACCAAACCCACCTATTGGAGCTAATACTGCTCGTGCAGTTGCTGCACCAGAACTAAATGAGACTGTTGCTTTAGTATATCCAGAACCGTGTTTGATACCTTGGCTTCCATCAGAATCGAGCACGATATCAACAATTGCTCCACCTGATATAATTGCAGTAGCTGTTGCACTATCACCATCACCTGATATTGTTACTGTTGGTGCTGATGTATATCCAGTACCTCCACTAAGAACTCTAATGTTAGCAATCTGTCCATTTATAGCTGCATCTTGAATACCTTTTTGTTCAGTATCAGCTGCAGGAGAAGCAGAATCGGTAGAAGTAATAAACTTAATTGGAACAAAGTTAGCTGATAAAAACTTACTTGCATCACCTGCTGTAAGAGTGTATAAGAACTTCCAATGGTATCCATCTGCTGTGATAAATGATGTTGTAGCTGCACCTGTTGGCTTAACAGTAGAAGCAACAGCAGTTCCGTTTGCATCCTTACCTTGTCTTAGAGCTAAGTATACAGAGTTATCTTCTGTGATAACGAAGTATGGTAATGTTGGATGACCAGATGTATTATCATCATAGCCTGAATATATTGTACCAGCAGTCCAGTTATTTCTTGGGGTAACATATGAAACATCTTCACCAGACTTGATAGATTGAAGTTGTAATCTTAGGTTACGATCTTCTCTCTGTGAGTTGATTGGTGTAGGAGCTGTATCAGAGCTATCCCAGTCAATTGAATTACCGATACCAATGTAGTAATATTCTGATGCACTTTGTACATCAGCAACAAGTTTATCAAGTAGTAATCTTTTTAATGTATCAGTTAATATTCCAGCCATATTCTTATCCTATTATGCCAATGCGCCGTTGAATGAAGCAATGAGGAACCAGTTAGATCCGTCCCAGATTAAATGTGCTGCTTCGTGTTGTTGAATTGTGACAGTAGTACCGCCAGCTAAGTTTGCTGGAGTTATTGTAGCCGTACCAGCACCTTTGTTTGTAAATAGTTTTGTTTCTCCAACAACTGTACCATCTGCTAATGATACTGCCAATGCAGAACCTTTGTTACAGATTATATATCCTGTGTTTGGAGTTGCTGCACCGTTTGCAGTTCTTGTTGTTGCAGTTACAGCACCTTTAGTAACTTCGATTGAACCTGAACCTTTAGCAGCCAACTTAGTTGTAATATTAGTATCACCACCAGTTGCTGATAATGTTGGTTTAGCACCAGTTGCAGCATTAGCAAGAGTTAATTCATTTACAGCACTAGATGCTGCAGTGACTTTTAGTAACTCAGCTCCATTAGTATCATTAATAGATGTACCAACTTTTGGTGAAGTAAGAACTGGAGTTGTTAGTGTCTTGTTCTCTAATGTCGCTGCATGACTTTTAAATACAAACTCATCACCACCTGTAAGTAATGGTAATGTGATTGTTCTATTTGCAGCCAACTCACTTACAGCAAATACATATTTATGATCAGCTGATGTATCATTAATTTGAGGAGTTGTCAGTACAGGAGACGTAAGTGTTTTATTTGTTAATGTATCAGTAGTAGTATTAAATATTACTGTACCAGATGCATCTGGAAGAGTTATAGTTCTATCTGCAGTTGGGTTAGTAACTGTTAATGCTGTTTCGAAGTCATCAGATGCAGAACCCTCAAAAGAGATCGTACCTACAGATATAGTCATCTGTTCTGAAAGAGTATCGCTATCCCCACCGAGTTTGTTATACAACTCTACAAAGTTAGCATTAATCTTTTGACCAGCTGCACGTAATGTATCGCCATTTCCGTCATTAGCGGCTGAGCCTATTCCAATGTTTTGCCTAGTCATAAAGTAGTTTCCTGTGTTTGTAGGTTAGAAGTATTTATAAGAGTTATTAGCCACTATCAACCATAAAGTATGATCCATGATTACCATCAATATGTTTCTGATCAAATGTTTCGACTGTATTAGAGAATTTGATACCACCGTGTAATCCAGCACTGTCTTGGTCAAATGTTGGACTGTTAGGATCAAGAGCATCTTCAATAGAAGTATACATCTGGTTGAATTGTGATGCTGTCAGTGTTTGAATCTCAGCAAGTGTTTGATCAAGAGTTACACGTTCTGGTAGAGAATCTGAATCAGCTCCATCAGGTAAGATACCAGTAATAGATCCAAATCCAGTTAATGTAAATGATCCTGGTGATGTTTCTATTTGGAATACACCAGCATCACTATCTAATATAGCTAAAGGCATTGATCCTAAATTTAAATCAGATAGACTCTCTATAACAACTTCACCAGCGAGATGAAATCCAGCTGGATGAACAAATGCTTTGTAAATTGTTTTCCAGTCGTTAATAGGAACAGATGACTTAATAAGAACAGATAGTATCTGATATATTTTATTATCTTGAATGTATCTTAGAGACTCTGGTCCAACTTTAGATTGACCTACAACAAATAGATTTTCTTTTGGATATGTTACTTGAGGCTGTTCTTGAAAGAAGGATCTAAAGAAACCTTCTGCAGAATACAGTGAACCTTTAATTCTATAATAGTTAGCAAACAACGTAGCTGCATATCTAGGATCTTTAAAGTAGGTAGAGTTAACTTGACCTTGACCAATTTCTTTGAATATTTGATCAATTAAAGATAGATCAGTTGCTCTTAGATCTCTTATCTGATAAAGATTCTGTATCTTTTCATCAAAGTTGTGGCTAGCATCTGTGCTTTGAAAGTCATAATAATGTTCTAGGAACTTAACGAGATTAGGATATTCTTCCAAGAAGTATGATGGCAGAACATCGGAAACCTTACTCTCAGTAAAATTTCTATCTCTTCGATTAAAGTCTAGAAGTGTTTGGGTGACCATTATAGTGCAACTTGTGTTATATCGTAATCTATTGTTCCAGATGAGAATGAATTGTTCTCATCAATATTTAGTATGTAATTTCTAAGAGGTCTAATTGTACTCGTGTTTGCTGGTATAGCAGATAACTTAATAACAGTTGCCCCA